CATACAATTTGTTTGATGCTTCATGGGCTTTATATGATTTTTCAGGAATTGGTTCTTTTGTAGCTGGTACATTGTCATTGTTATTTGGTGGTTTTTATGTTATGAATGATTAAACAGTCATATAAATTAAAAAAAAGTTGTATAGTATATAGAAAATTATAGATAGATATGAAATTCTTCATTATATTATTCTTTTGCTTAGTGTAACTGTATTTGCAATTAATATAGGTTATTTCATGTTATCAATAAAAGCTATTGATGTAGATTGGTTATATGGAGTTCCACAATTATTTTGTTCATTTATTGTGTTTATATTAACAATTATTGATTGGTCTCCCCATTATTATTAAATCCAATAATAATATAAGAATGGTATTAGAAAATTTATCTAAACGACCACTAGCTTCAGTTTTGTTGGGATTAGTTGCTTTGATTGGTTTAATTTTGTTGGGAATGAATATTGCTTCATGGGTTGGTGCTAATGTTAATGGATGGTTTATTGGATGGCTTGGTACTTCTATTGGAATAGCTATGATTCTTGGTGGTGGTGTTTCATTAAGCGATATTAATTCTGACTATGTTTAAAAATAATTATATATATATATATATACATAAATGGTAGAAAAATCGCGAAGTAAGGATATAAGAAATTTTTTACGTATTATTTTTATAATTTTTGTAGTAATATTTCCAATATCATTGATAATATTATATTCTATTATTCCAGCTGATACAAGTTTGATAGCACAAATGGGATATTTAATAATTATATTGATACCTGTTTCTATAGGTGTTACATATATATTAAAATGTGAACCCTGTGATGTTTTACATTATCCTTATAATGAATAATATATTCTTTTTAGTTTGATGACGTAAAAATTTAAATTAAAATATACTATTATTTAAAATGAGGTTTGAAATTTTTGCACATAATATGCAAAATAATCATATTGTTACAATATTATTCTTACTAATTGGTGTTATAATGTTTATTGTTGGAATTCTTGGATTAATTGCACCATATTTCGATGAAGATTCTGGAATAAGAAATTTCTTTGGCGCAGACAGAAGTAGTATAATCCAATGGATTATATTATTATCTGGATTAGTTTTCATTGGATTCCCAATGAAAATAAAAATTAACCAAACATAATTCATATTAAAATTGAATTAACTCTTTTATTTTTTTGTAATTAACAAATTTAAAGACATCTTTATATATTATATACAACTCTTGCTGTCGCCATGGAAATTGAGACTAAAATCATCGATAAAGTTCGCTTTGGTATTGCGAGCCCCCAGGAACTCATTGACCAAGCAACAGTGCAAGTAATTAGTGAAGAAACTTTCACTGGTGGACAACCAGTTGAAGGTGGACTATTTGACTTGAAAATGGGTACAATTGAATTTGATAAAGTATGTGCTAGTTGTGGTCAAGGACCTAAGAATTGTCCTGGTCACTTTGGATACTTGAAATTAGCAGCACCTATTTTTCACCCCAGTTATAAAGATATTATTAAAAAAGTACTTGAAACTGTGTGTTTTCAATGTAGTAACTTATTAATTACTCAGCATGCAAAAGAAATTGTAAGAACTGTTAAGAGAAATAAAAGATTAGATCGCGTTAGATCCTTTATTAAGACTAAACGTGTTTGTGAACTTTGTGATAAACTCCAGCCCGAAATTAGGCGTCAAAAACATTTAGAAAGATTTACATATACATTTAAGAATATTCCAGATGCAAAAGAAGAAGTATTGACGCCAAATTTGGCAAGAGAAATTCTGAAGCGAATTACTAATAGCAATGCAGAATTACTTGGATTTAGTGGAAGTTGTCGTCCAGAATGGATGATTATGACAATTCTACCAATTAGTCCACCGGTTATGCGTCCCACAGTTGTTACTGATAGTAATCAGCGCGGTGAAGACGATTTAACAGTTTATTTAAGTCATATTATTAGAGCAAATAGAACAATTCAAGAAAAAATTAATAGTCAAAATGTAACTGAAGCGAATTTGATTACCTTTATTGAAACCATGAATTTATATATTAGTATGATGATTGTTGGTGGAGTCAAGAAAACTACTAACAAAAGTACAATGGGTGGTAGACTCCTTGCAACTAGAACAGGTAAAGCACTAAAAAGTATTAATGACAGAATTTCTGGAAAACAAGGTAGATTTAGAAAGCATCTTATGGGTAAGCGTGTTGATTTTTCAGCGCGTAGTGTTATTACACCAGATCCTAATTTGGACATTGATCAACTTGGAATGCCTTTGAAGATTGCTAAGATCCTGACATTCCCTGAAGTTGTAAATGATTATAACAAAGACAAGATTTATCAATACATTGTTAATGCTAAGACTGGCAAGTATCCACAAGCTATCAGTATTAAACGTGGGGAAACCACACGAACAATTGAGTATATTAAGGAAGATATTGTCTTAGAAAATGGTGATATTGTGGTGAGACAATTAGTGGATGGAGATATTGCTCTATTCAATCGTCAACCCACATTGCACAGAATGAGTATGATGGCATTTAAGATTAAAACAATGCCAGGGAAGACATTCAGAATTAACTTGAGTGTCACAACCGCATTTAATGCAGATCAACTAACCGTCAAGGTCTGCAACACGCGACTGCTATCGTGAATTCGCCACTCACAATAGATAAACAGTGTTATCGCGTAGTCAAGCATCGATTTAAAATAATGACCCAATCAAATAATAAAATAGAATATACATATGGTCTTATTTACAAGATCAAAAATCAAATAAATAATAGAATATACATCGGACAAACACGAAGTCATTATGGTACTGGAAAAACCCGCAAAAAAACGGGTATTGAACATAGATGGAAAAATCATCAGAAAAGTGCCAAAAAAAGTGAGACACAAAATATAAAAAAACAATGTAGAGTATTAAATAATGCAATCAAAAAATACGGTATTGATAATTTCATTATAGAAAAAATACATCAATGTTCTCTTGATAAAACAGATTATTGGGAAGATTTTTATATAAAAAAATTTAATTCCCTAGTTCCTAATGGTTATAATATGCGAGAAGGAGGTATGACTGGTTCACCTTGTGAAGAGTTGAAAATACATTTTTCAAAGAAAACAAAAGAGTATTATATGAAAAAAGAAAATAAATTAAAACAAAGTAGTATAATTTCAAAAATACAATTAAAAAATATGATTTTAGAACTATATGCTAGTGATATTAAACATATTGAAATAAAGCCAATAAAAGAGAATGGAATTCCTAAAATTATATATATGTATGTTCAATTAAAGAATAATAAAGAAAGAAAAAGATATAGATTTGGTGGAAAACATATAGATTTTCAAAAGTCATTAAAAAAGGCTTTAAAAATAGCAAATTTTGTTGCAGATAAAAATATCATTTCTGTTTCTCCAGAAATAACCGATACAAATAATCCTTTAGTAAAATATCAATCACAAATCAACAAATTTAAACAACTTAAAATAACTAGGATTAGAATAATACCAATAGATTATAAACAATTTGTGGCTGTTCGTACATTTATGTTGCCTAAAAAGGGAATGTTTTATAAAGATGAATTTACAATGTGTTTTGGTGGAAAGACAATTAATACTAAAGATGCATTTAACATTGCTTATAAAGTTATGCAACAAATTTCAACAACTAAAACTGATTGGGTCATATCAGAAAAATTCGATGCTTGGCGAGATCTTCAAATTGCGGGAAAGCCCTAAAGCTTCAAGTACTACTCTATTGTGGAAACACAATATGAGCACCCGAGTTAATTGCCCTGGGTAAAGTAATAACCTTGAAGATAAAAGAGTATTGTACTCTTGAAATGGGTAATCCGCATCCAAGTCCCTAAGTCCGTTAGTTTCTTACGAAACATGCAATCAAAGATTGTTTGACAAGGATATGGGAAAGGTTCAACGACTAAACGGAGATCGGTCCTAGAAAGTTGGTCACTTTCAATAATGGGCTTAAGATATAGTCTACTCCCTTGCGAAAGTAAGGGTACGGAGTTTATTAGAACTCCATGGTTTGACGGTGATGAGATTGACATGCGTTTGTCTCAAACAGGTGGCTGCTTTATTGGTTATCCAATTTACCAATAAAGGGAAACAGTGTAAGATTGGATTATAATATAACCACCTAGGTTCTTATTGAACCAAGTTCCACCAATTGCGGGAACACCCTTAGAGCTTCAGATACTACTCTTTTATGGAAACATAGAACGAGAACCGGGGTAATGACCTAGGCTAGATACTTTTAGTATCCAGGTTTTCAAATTGAAAACTTGTAGTAAAAACTCTGAAGATTGGGCAATCCGCAGCCACTCTCCTAAGTCCGTTAGTTTCTTATGAAACACGCAAGGATATGGAGAAGGTTCATCGACTAGAATGGAGCGGTCTGAGGAAACTAGCAATTTCCTATGAAGGCTTAAGGTATAGTCAGGCTTGTAGTGAAAGCTACAAGATTTATGGAACGCACACATTCCACAATCAATTAGTACAGCATATGAACTTTGGAATCTCGCAAGAGCTCCAACTCAAATTGTAACTCCACAAACTAATGCTTCTATCATTGGTATTGTACAAGATAGTTTACTAGGTGCATTTTTGTTAACAAGATACAACACAAAAATTGCAAAACAACTTGCGATGAATATTTTAATCATGAATAAGACATTTACTGGAGAACTTCCTCCATCAGACAAGAAAGACTTATGGAATGGTCGTCAGATTGTATCTAACATTATTCCACCAATTAATTTACAAAAATTCACAAATAGTTTTAATGAAGGATCAACAGATACATCAGAAGAATATATTTCCAATTCACGAACTATTGTCCGTAATGGTGAACTTATTAGTGGTGCTATCGACAAATCAATTCTTGGTGCCACAAAGGAAGGATCATTTGCGCACATTATTTGGGCTGATCTCGGTCCTGAACAAGCTAAGGATTTCCTTAGTCTAATTCAGAAGTTTACTAACAAATTCTTGTGGCATCGCGGGTTCTCTGTTGGTCTGGGTGATATTTATCCAGACCAACCGCTGAGAACTAAAATGGACAGAAAGATTCTTGAAGGTATTACTGAAATTGAAGAATTAATTAGTCGTATTGACGGAGGTACTTTTGTTCCACCACCTGATACGACTGTGGAAGAATATTTAGAAATCCAAGCAACTGAGAAACTTAATACTATTACTCTAAGTGTGGCATCAGAAGTATTGAAGGTACTCGATCCAGAAACAAATGGTCTTATGGGCATGATTACTTCTGGTTCTAAGGGATCGGATATTAATGTTGGTCAAATGATGGGTTGTGTCGGTCAACAAAATGTTGACAGAAAGCGTATTATTAAGAATTACGGAAGACACAGAACCTTGCCGTTCTTTCATCGTGACGACATGACTCCAAAGAGTCGTGGATTCGTGGAACATTCATTCTTACAGGGTCTTGATCCTGCAGAGTTCTTCTTCCACAGTATGACTGGACGTGAAGGTATTATTGATACAGCAATTCGTACTGCAGATTCTGGTTATCTTAGCCGAAGGCTTATGAAAGCAATGGAAGACATCTTTGTTGGATATGACAACACAATTAGAAATAGTAATGGGCAAATTATCCAATTCATCTTTGGTGAGGATGGTATTGACCCAATGAGAATTGAGAAGCAAAAATTGGAAACTCTATTCATGGAAAACTCAGAAATTAAGGAACGTTATCACTTAACAAAGGATGACATCAAGAATTATGTTCAACCAGAAATTGCTAAAGATATTATGTCACCAGGTAAAGGTGAAGACACCAATCAACAATTAGAGCGCGAGTACAAAAAGGTACAAAAAGACAGAGACTTGATGAGATATCTCTTGGATAAATTGGAAGGTGAAATAGAAGACAAATTTTATTTACCAGTTAATCTTCAACGTCTTCTTGTTAATGCCAAGAATCAGTTTGGTAATAGACCATCTAAATCAACGAAGGATAGATCCGACTTGAGTCCGCTAGAAGTTATTGAAAAAGTAAAAGAACTGAATAAGAAACTTCCAAGAATCTTTAGCAATCAACTGAGAGCTAATTTGGAAGTTCAAGATAATTACAATAATGCAGTGACGTTTTTGCGAATTCTG